TATGACGATTGGTTATTTTATTAGCTTTTTCAGAAGGTGTACTATTACTAATATAACACTCGTTGGTTCGCTGGGCAGCAACAGCCGCAGCGAAAACATCCTCGATGGAATAATTAACAACAGTCTCTTGAATTTTTTTACGATTGGCCATATTATGCTCCTCTCTTGTCGGAATTGAGAGCGGGCTTCATCTTACGAATAAGCTCACGCTCGTAATCATGTGCTGCTGCTTTACCACGGATGACAGCAAGTACCGCGTATTCGATGTCTTCCTTGCAATCTAAAGTGCGAAGTGCCTTGCAGAGCAACCAGTTGAGCCCTTCAGTCTGAGCACGATAAAAATGCTTGGCAACACGACTACGGACACTCTTGTCCACAGTGCTTTGAGTCTTGGCAGTAACACCGATGTACAACTTACCTTTTACGGTAATTTGGTACACAATGTGGTTACGGTCAGTGCGCTTCTTTCTCTGTATCATACACTTATAATAGCACCGATAGGGGATACGTCAACCAGAAAGATTCTGTGCTAACCCATTGAAATCTAACAGATTTGGGCAAAAGTTAGGAAATTCCAGTAGATTTCTGGCCCAAATCTTGCCCAAAGTAGCAGTCCAATTGTAACAAATACAATTACAATTGTAAAGTAAATATTAACCCATTGGGTTGCGTCGCTTGTCTTCTGCACGAACTTGACGTTGCCAAAGGATATAAGCATAACTAGAAGGAGTAGCATCGCCTTCCCAAGCATGTAGTGCTGCTAATTGATTTAGCACTAGATTATCAGCAGAACGCTTTGTGAGTTCTTCGACTACCATCTGCTTCCAAGCATCAAAAGGAGTATTCTTCCTTGTATAGACAACCGAAGTGGGACGCTTCTCTTCAACTCGTTGCGACCAATTTGGAGTAGTTTTGCTTGCCATTTTACTTTTCCTTTTGTGGACGCTAATACTATTTAAATAGTATATAAGATTTTATGACTTTAGTCAAGGGAATTAAATGGTCGAATATAACTTAGCACATCTTACCCAGGATGATAATCAATGGGTAGTTGGACCCATACAGGATGATGAAGCATTATTTCTATATAGTCTAGTACGTTGCAAGCGCATTAAAACAGTTTTTGAAATTGGCGGATTGAATGGATATAGTGCCAAAAATTTCCTTGCAGCAGTTGGCCAAGAAGGTACAGTGTATACTGTTGATATCTGCAAAATTGAGCCACAAGCACTTAACCATAAATGTATCGAAAAAGATGCTCGTAATCTTACAGCAGAGGATTTGGATAATCGTATTATGGATTTGGTATTCTTTGATTGTCACGAATATGACGTACAAATGGGAGTATATCATTCTCTTGTCAATGCAGGTTTGATTACCGATGCTACCATTATTGCATTACACGATACCAATTTACATTATAACAACGATCAAGGAAATTTTGTTCGAGGGCCAACGCCCGATAAAGAAGTTATAGTGGTTATTGAAGATGTTGTTATTGGATATATTCATCAACCAGTTGAACGTAGAATGGTTAATGATTTTGTAGACATGGGATATCATCCACTTTGCTTACATACTACCGCAGATAGACATGATGAAACTATGCCTAATAGGCACGGTCTTACAATACTCAGCAAATTTGAAAAACTAATGGTATAATTGGAGCGGGGTAGGAGACTCGAACTCCTTTAGCAAGCTTGGAAGGCTTGAGCACAACCCATATGCCAACCCCGCAGTTGTGTAGTTAACCATGACCACACACGAGCTTATTAAGTAGCCACCCTTATTATTATTTAACAATACACTAAGTTAACAGCAGTGTCAACATTATTATTTGATAAAGCCATTGCAATTGCTAATGGTTCATGAAAGAATGTAATTCTATTTAAGTTCATATGATAAGGATGAACTATATTCTGGTCCATTAAAACCATAACTTTCGAAGTAATTGGTTCGTTTAATAAAAAAGTCCAATTTTTATATTCTCTATCCAAAAGAATATTAAATGATCTATTGGTCATTCTAAATCCATGTATTTTGTTTGGATTAAACCAAAATAATGGATAACCTTTATCTAATTGCTTTAAAGAAGGAATAACATCTCTGGCATATTGCGCCATTTCCATAGTCCAACTAAGTTTAGTTCTTATGGCTTCGTTGGAAATATTGGTGGTCCTTGATTAAGTAGTACCACGGAAAACTTTGTTGTCTTGAACTTTGTATTGAGTTTCTTACATAAATTGATAGCATGTCCGGGGTTAGAAAAACTTACTTTTTTATACTTTGGTCCTGGATACTGTGCAATTAAATTTTGTGTTTTTAAATTGATTGGTTTCGAGTCATAGAACACTGCCCATATTCCCTCACAGGCCAAAACTTGGTCTGACTTGTAAGTTAACTTATTTGTTTGTTCTAATAGAACATTGGGTTTAGGTCTTGACATAACTCTTTTTACTTTGACTTATACTATTGTTATTTATCATTAGAATTTACCGCCCTCTAATTCTATTGATACTTCACTTACTTGACTTTTTAATTTTGCATTATTGGACTCGAGTTCCTGTAGTAGAACTAGCAATTCTAAAATTTCTGCTTGTAAATCTCGACATTCTTTAACAGTTAATACTACTTTGTCGCCTGTTAAATTCTTACAACGCTGATTAAAATTCTTTATATGATAACCATTAAACTGTGTCATTATGCAGCCTTAGTTTTTCCATCATTTCAAATTTAGTTTTAAATGGACCTTTATATTCATAACGCTGAAGAGTAATTAGTTTGGGACTAAAACTCTTGACCCATCCGTGTTCAAATTTAATGATATAATAACCAGCACAATGATAACTGTTGCTTTTATTTGTCTTAGTATATATAGGTAACTTGCGTTCTACATGCCACAAAGCATTGTATGGAATATGTGAAGTTGGAAAATCGTATACTTCCATTTCTGGAGTTGATTTTATCTGTTTTGTTTTCTTATTGAAGGATACATTATATCGAGCACTTAGTTCTTCAAGATTATTGAATGATTGGGAAGTATCATTGATAATTGCTGTTACTTTGTTATTCTTTAAACTTATAGTTCCAACTTTCTTACCATCTTCCTCTTCAAGAATCCAAAATTTATTTTCAATAATTGTTTTGGCTTTCATGTTAACATCCTACATCTTGATCAGTATCAACAATAACTGATTCTTCTTTTTTCTTAATAGTCCATGTGCCATTTTCATTATCAATCCATGACAAGTCAGTTCCTTCACTCCAACCCATTTGGCTCAATAAGTCTGGGGGAAATGGCAGCATTAGTTCTCCAGACTCGGGATCTGTTACAACTTCTACTGTCCATGAATATGGTTTGTCACTCATGCTATTTCCTTTGGAAGTTTTTGACTTAGAATTTCTGCTACACCCTGCGCATTCTGACTCATTCGTTCAAGATCATACTTGCCGCAGAATTTGATAAATTTAGCACCTACCATGCTAACATTCTTTGGCTCAATACTCAACAGATAATTATCAATTGACTGCTTAATATCTGCAGGCTGGCATGTAAGATCAATTAGCGTACGGTTCTGTTCATACTTGTCCAGCACACGATGTTCATGACCTTCATGATCAGTCCAACGCTGAAGCATCATGTTATTCCAAGCATAGCCTTTTTTATCACGATCTTCAAATGCTTCCAAGAGTCCCACTTTCTTTGCAGTGCCCTTGGTACGCACGCCTGGATATGCCGAAAATACGTTGTCAGTTGCGTCTCCACGCATGATCTTCTCAAACAAGATCCACTTAGGATCACCAGGAACCTTATGCTCGCCAGTCTTCTTATCCTTTACGGGCTTGCCCTTGTCATCATAAAAACCATCTAACTTAATAGTTTGATTAGTTACACCATTTTCAATAATTACATTCGGTGCAAGTAACTGATAGAAATCACTATCAGTGCTACAAATAATATGATCATCGGAAGGATGTAAAGCAATCCATCGAGCAATAAGATCATCAGCCTCAGCATTATCGCAACGAATAACACTGCTATTAGTATTTGCATCAAGCCACTTAACAAGATCATCGTATGTCTCCCAAAATAGTTTATCTTCTTCTGCTTGCGCCTTGCTCATAGCATCTTTAAGATCCTGCCTATTGCGCTTATATGTCTCAGTATGGCTCTTGCGCCAACTCCTTGCTTCAAGGCAGAAGATAACATGGTCAGGCTTAACCTGACGCCATGTCTTCAACAGTGCGTTGAATGTAATGTGGAGACTCATTCCTACTTTGCTCCATGAATCTGCTCCGCGAGCAGCAACGTGACGAGCGCGAAAGAACATGTTTGATGTATCTACCAGTAAATATTTCATAATACTAATATATGCTATTATAATTGATTTGTCAAGTGAGTTATTAGTATTTTACCTAACTCTTTATGTCCTTGAACGGAAAGGAAATTATTAGTATCACTGACTAGATTATTATCAATTGACCATTTAC